CGGCCTCCATGGCGCGTTCCAGCGGGGTACTGTTGAGCGGCAGGAGACTGGTCATCAATCACCCCGCTCAACGGTGAAGCCCTCGCACCAGGCCGCCTGGGCCTTGGTGGGCCGGATATCAACCCAATCCGCGATCTCAACACGGGACACCCCGCCGATATGCAACTGCGCATCTATGGCCGACCTGGCCACCTCCACGCCGAGCCGACGGCGCGGGTTCATCCAGGCCTGAAGGCGCGCTCTGCACTCGGCGAGCACGGCTTCGTTCTCCGGTCCGTTTCCGGCCATGTAGACCTTGGCGTCGATCCGGTACGGCAGGATCTCGGCGGTTTGCACCGTGAGGCGATCAGCCACCGGTCGTATATCATCGTCGCTGAGATAGGCGTTCACCGTGGCCAGTAGCTCGGGTGATGCCACACCATTCCCCTCCAGAGCCAGCACGGTGACCACCACCTCGGCCGGGGCCGGGCTTTCCGCTGTGGCGTCCGCCACCAGACCCGAGGCATTGCGAGCGTGCAGTATGTAGCTGTTACGCGGCCCGGCCGTAGTCAGGCCTTCATAGACCAACTGCACTCGTTCACGCAGCGCGTCGTCGGCCTCGAGCACAGCCGGCACCGGAGGCACCGCGCTCAAGTCCTCGACCTGGATCACCAGCCGCTGAAGACGCACGTTGGCCGCCAACTGGTCGAGATCCGACCCGGTGGCGAAAGCCAACATAAGCGCCTTGCCCGCATCATTGACCCGAGCCCGGTTGGACAAGCGCCGGTAGGCAACCAGCTCCAGCAGCTTGGTGATGGGATCGCTTTCCAGCAGAGCCGACCAGTTATCGCCCATGCTCTCCCGGAACGCCGCCAGATCTGACTGGTACAGATCCTCATAGTCGAGCGCCTCCAGCACTGCCGGTGCCGGCAACGCAGTCAAATCAATCGTGCTCATGCGCTCACCTCGATTACCACGCCATCGCCCAGGTAGGCGCCAGATACCTCCAGCGTGATCTGCCCACCCAGCACAGCCACCACGCGGACGCGCTCCAATTTCAAGCGCGGCTCCCAGCGCCCCAGGGCACGGGCGACTTCGGCCTGTACGGCGCTCTTCCACCCTTCGTTAACGGGAAGGTCGACATAGCGGCGCAGTTGGCTGCCGTATTCTGGGCGCATGCGACGACTGCCGATTGGCGTGGTCAGAATGTCTTCAATGGACTGCCGCAGATGGTCCTGGCCGGACAGCGGCTGTCCCGTGCGGCGGTCCATACCGATCATGGCGCTACTCCTGCACCCGCTCGAAGTCCGACCGTTTACGGAAGAAGTCGATGGCCACCGTGTCATCACCGGCTACCGTCACCTTCATCTGTTGCACTGACATGACGCGGCGATCCGGCAGGATCAGCGTGCGCGACTTGTACTGCTTATCAAGGAAGGTAACCGGCGTCACTGGCACCGGTTCGGCCGACTGCTGATCAGGCGGGGTGGCATTGTCTGTCTTGGCCATGCTGTGCTCCTGGCATAAAAAAGCCCGCGATTGCGGGCTTGGTTTAGTGTTTGTGGTTGGCCGTGTTGCCGGCCGTGTCGATGATCCGACCGCCACCGTTGATGTCCCCGGTGACCGCCAACACCCCGTTGATCAGCACGTTGCCGGTCAAGTTGATGTTGGTCGCCTGGGCGGTGATGGCGTCATCGGTGGCGACCACCGTGGTGCCTCCCACCTTGATGGCGACTGTGCCGGTGGGCACGGTGATCGAGTAGCTATTCGCTTTCCAGTCGTAGACCAGCGAGCCACCGTCCTCGAAGCGCCAGACTTCGACGTGATCGCGGTTATCAGGCGGGGCACCTGCATTGCCATACAGGCCTGGCACGAAGGTGCCCTGGGCTGGCTCACCGCTGGGACTGACCAGCACGCCCTGCTCGCCGAGGCTCGGTGCCCGCCAGTGCCGGGCCTTGCCGGCAGCCTGGCTGTGCCAGCGCACCCAGGCGCTGGTCCAGTCGCCACCGTCCGACACACGCACCATGGCGGCGGCCAGATCGACCGCCACCACTCGGCAAGGGATGATCAGACTGGAGAGCATGCGGTCATGCTGCGCGCTCGCATAGCTCATTCCATGGCCTCCGGGGACTGGTACTGATGCTCGCTGCCTGGGCCGGTGTCAGGACTGAATCCAAATACCAGGTTGCCGGGTGGCTCAACAGGCCAGGGCCATTCTTCCTTACCGAGGTAAATGATCTGGGTCCACTCGACCACCCACACGGCATAGGAGTCCAGCTCAGGACGGGACCAATCACGCTCCGCCCGCACGAACTGAGCAAACTCGACCGGCAGCCCCCAGGACTGCATGCGCAGCAGCACCGCAATCTGAGCCGCGACAAAGGCCGCCACGTGCAAGCAGCTGGACTCCTCCTGCCCGACGATGACACGGGCCTCGAAACGTGCTTCGACTGCGACCTCGCCCGTCCCAGGATCCTTGTCAGCATCATCAAACCCAACCAGCTCGAGCACCACCGCAGGGGGCTCGACAACCTGAATGCCCTCCGGCATGGTCCCGACATAAGCTAGGCCGGGGATCGCTTCCTTTATATGCTCCTCAATGGCGGCATACACCTGCTCGAGAGGAATCGGACCGTCATCCATTGTTTGTTCTCCCCAGGTACTTCAGCAGTTCAAAGTTCAGCTCTTGCTCCATCACCACCAGAAGGCGCTGGTGGGCACGGTTGGCCCAGGCCTCGAAGCGGGGACGGACGTCCTCGAGCGAGATCTTGGCCTTGGCCAAGGGGAAGCGACTGTCGTTTTCCGAGATCCAGCCGGAGCTGCCCCCGCCTCGACCAGATACCTCACTGTCCGGGTAGTCGCTCGCGTCGAAGTGCTTGCTGGCTGTACGGATCCAGATGTCGGGGTTACCGCCATAGACGCGCTTGAAGAACGCCCCCTGGTAGCGACGCCCGGCGACCGACACGCCAGAACGGATCTGGCGGGGCCGACCAGCACGACGGGCCTCAATGGGTTTGATACCGAACCACAGCTTGCCCTGGCCGTTACTACCAGGCGCAAACGCCTTGAGACGCTGCCTCACCGCCGCAATGGCGATTCGCTCTTGCCGACCGACTTCACGGGCCACCTGGGAGCGAAGCCAGCGCAGGGTCTTGGTAATAGCTCGGCGCTGCGCGGCGGCGACCGCCTTGGGCACCAACCTGGCGAAGTCTTCGAAGCCCTTCACATCCTGCGGGTTGGCCTGCAGAGTGATCAGCCCGGAGCTGGCCGTTTGCTTTTGGTAGCTGCCGACGCTCATAGCGATTTCCTCAGTACCAAGGTGACCAGACCATCACCACCCGGCTCCATGTTGGTGATGGTGTAGTTTCCCCCACCGTCCTCCGGGGGCACATCGATCACTACCTTCTGCTTGACCTCGATACCGGCATTGTCACCGACGCGAATCACAAGGTGCGGTTCGCGCAGGCCGGTCCGGATCTGGCCGACCTTGGGCTGTAGCCATGGTGCCGAGAACATACCCAGCACCTCGCGGCCCTCGATCAGCACCATATCCCCCAGGACCTCGAACACCGTTTCATCGATGTCAACCAGAAGCTCCCGGAAGCTCATGATCAGCGTACCAAGCGGATGATTGCGCGCGGACGGGTGACCAGGTGCAGTGGGTTCGACTGGGCCTCACCGGCTACGCCCTTCTTGAACGGCATCATCTCCAACTGGCTGTAGTAAGGCAGACCCTCGGTGTTGACCGTATCCATGTAGTCGGCCGGCGCGAAGCGAGTGATGCACAGCCCCGGCACACCTTCCGGCACGAGGCGCGCTTCGTCGTCATGCACGAACGGAATGCCCGCCACTTTGCCGCGATAGCGCTCCCAGGTGATGCCCCCGAACTCGAACGACTCGCGGCCGTCGGCACGCAGCGCCGAGGCGTACTGGGTACCCTCGTAAGTCTTCACGACGCTCTTGTGGTCGATCAGATCGCGCCAAAAATTCTTGCCACAGAAGGCTCGCGCCCCCGATGTGGTAGACGCGCCCAGTGCTTCCTCCTGTGCATCCAGCGCATCCACACACTTCACCCGAACCTTGGTGTCCGGATTGGTCAGTTCCATCTGGATGACAATAGGCTGAAGGCCGAAGCGGGCGAAGATGTCGAGGAGCACCGTGCTGCCGTCGGCATCCAGCACGTAGCCGTTCAAGGCGCTCATGCGATGGTACTCGTGGGTTGCATCCAACTGGCGACGA